AAGTTGGTTCGTCGTGGGCATGATATTGGAATGGTCATCGTGGACTATGCCGACCTGCTTCGACCAGTGAGCGTTCAGCGAGAGAAGAGAAACGAGTTGGAGTCAATTTATGAAGAACTCAGAGGCTTGTCTCAAATCTATGGCTGTCCAGTTTGGACGGCATCTCAAACCAACAGGAGTGGTTTGAATGCAGAAGTCATCACGATGGAAGCAATCTCTGAGGCTTACAATAAGTGCTTTGTTGCAGACTTCATCTTCTCTCTTTCCAGAACCATTGAAGATAAGGTCGCTAACGAGGGTCGAATCTTTATTGCAAAGAACAGAAATGGTCCAGATGGCATCGTGTATCCCATCTTCATGGATACTGCAAATGTAAAGATTAAAGTCATGGGTGGAAATGGCACGACCCCTGGTCAGTTGGCAACCCAGACAACCAAACAGCAGGCTCAGACCCTGAAAGATAAATATAAAAACTTTAGAACGACAGGTAAAGGAAAATAAACAATGTATACAGAAGAACAGGTTCGTGAAGCGACCTTAGACTACTTCAATGGTGATGAACTCGCCACAAATGTCTTTATGACCAAATACTGCCTTAAAAATACCAAGGGGCAGTTCGTCGAGAAGACTCCACTTGACATGCACAGGCGTATGGCGAGTGAGTTTGCACGAATGGAAGCCAAGCATGGCGGTCCTCGTGCCCTTACAGAAGAAAAGATTATGAGTTATTTCGATAACTTTAAATATATTGTTCCGCAGGGCTCACCAATGATGGGGATTGGAAACGACTATGTTAATGTGTCGCTGTCCAACTGTGTTGTTGTTGAATCTCCCGCAGACAATATCTCTTCTATCGTAAATGCTGGGCGAGACTTGGGGAACCTATTCAAGCGCCGATGTGGCGTAGGGCTTGACCTCTCAGAACTGCGACCAGACGGAACCCCAGTTAATAATTCGGCTGGAACAACCACTGGGGCTTGGTCGTTTGCGGACTTTTATTCTTATGTCTGCCGAATGATTGGGCAAAACGGTCGCCGTGGAGCACTCATGATTACCATGGATGTTAGGCACCCCGATATTGAGCAGTTCGTGACGATGAAGCACGACTTGACTAAGGTCACTGGAGCAAATGTCTCTGTGAAAATAAGCGATAGCTTCATGAGAGCAGTTGAAAACAACGAATCGTTTACTTTGCAGTTCCCTGTCGGTTCCGACACCCCAAGGTACACAAAAGAGGTAGAGGCGACGGCACTCTGGGCAGCAATCGTAGATTCTGCAACAAAGACTGCTGAGCCAGGGCTGTTGATGTGGGACAATATTGTTAAGAATCTTCCTGCCAATGAATATGCAGACGATGGCTTTGCTACGATTTGCACGAATCCTTGTGCCGAGATTCCACTATCTGCATACGACTCGTGCCGCTTGATTTCAATCAATCTTAAAAACTTTGTTGAAAAGCCCTTTCAGGATGATGCAGAATTTAATTATTCTAAGTTTACCGAGGTGGTATCATCTGCGATGAGGTTGTCAGACGACTTAGTTGACCTTGAGCTTGAAAAGTTAGCAAAGATTATTGAAGCATCGGACACGGCAGATGAAAAAGAATTATGGTCCAAGTTGTTCGCAGCCGCCCGAGACGGTCGCAGAACTGGACTTGGCACTCACGGCTTGGCTGACGCCTTAGCTTGTCTGGGCATTGCATATGATTCTGAGGAATCCATCTCCGCAGTGTCAAGCATCTACAGTTGCCTGAGAGATGTAGCGTATCGAGAAAGCATGAGCCTTGCAACAGAAAGGGGTTCGTTCCCTGTTTTCTCTTGGAATAAAGAAAAGAATAATGAATTCATCCAGCGTCTCCCTGAGTCCCTGAAGGAAGATATTGCTGCCCATGGCAGGAGAAACATTTCAATCTTGACGAATGCTCCCACGGGGTCGGTGTCGATTCTTTCTCAAACTTCATCGGGATTAGAGCCAGTCTTTCGCAACTCTTATATTAGACGGAGAAAGTTGGGACATGACGAGTTAGATGTTCAGGCAGACTTCGTAGATGACCTAGGCGACAGGTGGAAAGAATTTGAAGTATTCCATCACAATGTTCAACAGTGGAGAGGTCTTCAAAAGGTTGCTAATTCTGAATTACCAGCATTCTTTGTCGAGTCTGACCAGATTGACTGGGAGCGCCGTGTAGAAATACAACAGGCGATTCAAGATAATATCGACCACGCTATCTCTTCAACTATTAACTTGCCTGCTGGCACCGAACCGTCTGTGGTTGGCAACCTATATCTCGAAGGCTGGCGTCGTGGCTTGAAGGGAATCACTGTCTATGTTGACGGCTCCCGCTCAGGTGTCTTGGTCACTGCTGACGAGGCACAGGCTGTGGAGTCTTTCCCCCAACACAGCGCCCCTAAGCGCCCTGAGCAGCTTGAGTGTGACATTCACCACACAACTATTAAGGGTGACAAGTGGGTTGTTCTTGTTGGGCTCATGGATGGCAAGCCTTACGAGGTCTTGGCTGGAGAAGCCAGCATGATTGAGATACCCAAGCGTTATGACAAGGGTCAACTCTCGAAGCAAACATTTAAAACGAGAAATAACAGATATGACTTGACATTTGGGTACAATGGTGATAGTATTACTGTGAAAGATGTGGTGAAGGCATTTGATAATCCTTCTAACGCCGCTTTCACGAGAATGATTTCGCTAAGTTTGCGTCACGGAGCTAAGCCCAAGTTTATGGTCGAGCAGTTGCAAAAGGATAAGGAGAGTGATATGTTCAGCTTCTCTCGCTGCGTGTCTCGTATCCTGAAAACTTATATTTGCGACGGTGAGACACCCAGTGACAAGTCTTGTGAGGAGTGTGGGGCAGAGGCTCTCATCTATCAAGACGGCTGCGTGACCTGCACATCTTGCGGTTATGCGAAGTGTGGATAAAAAATTAAAAAAGTGCTTGACAAACAGTTCTATATGAGTTATATTAGTGTCACAACCAACAATGAAGGAGAAAACAATGGTTGACAATAACAACGGTGCAGAAAACAATGGCGAGGATACTTTTGAAGAAAAGGTCGTCAATTATATCAAGTCGCTCGCTGCGATTGAAGAAGCTATGGAGCCCTTCAAAGAGCAGAAACGAGCCCTCAAGGGCAACTATGTCGAAAACGGCTGGTTGACCAAAGAGGACATCAGCATGGCTGTAAAGGCGTTCCGTCTTGTCAAGGACAATACGGACCCAGAGCAACTGATGGACTATTACAATACTGTAAAAACCATCAAGCCATAAGAGGAGAACCATGAAACCTTTGAACCGACATTTGAAGGTAGCCGTGGTTACGGGTGACACCCAGTCAGATAATGACTCGGGTGTCATCCTGCCTAATGGTTACAAAATTGATAATCCGTGGACAACTGCGACTGTTATCGAGGCTAGTGAAGATTGTACCCACTCAGACCTGAAGGGTGCGACGGTCATCTTTCAAACCAACATGCTCGTTGATGTGAGTACTGATGGCGAAACCCACAGTTTTGTTCAAGAAAACTATATTGTGTGTTACAATAAATAAAACTAGTTGTTGCAAAGGGGAAACAAATTGTGGATTTATCTAGCGTTATATGCGCCGTAATGATGGCGACAAACATGTGGAACGCCGAGACTGCTTGTAAACATATGAACACAGTGGTTGACGCTTCAGAAGAATACAATGTCCCAGTAGAGTTGATGAACGCTCTTATTATAACTGAAAGCTCATGGTCACCAACAGCAATTAGTCACGCTGGAGCTTGTGGTCTGACTCAGGTTATGCCGAAGTACACTGGGGGTGGAGCAACTGGCGGTGTGAAATACACTTGTGAGCAGTTGACCTCGAACCCAGAACTTTCAATACGCCTCGGGACTAGAGTTTATCGCTACTGGCTAACCAAGTATGCAAAGTGTCACACAAAAGAGTGCAGCAAGTCTCAGCATCGAACCGCACTCTGTGGGTACAATGCTGGGTATCGCTGCAAAGGGGAAAGCCCCAACAAGCATGGTATGAGTTACGCCAAGAAGGTGCTCGAAAGAGCAGCGAGGCTTTCACGGCTCATCCGTCGCCACAAAGCCGCACACAAGGTTGACTAATGCAGGGGGTGGTTCTGGGGGCAGATATTAATGCACTAAGGTACGCTTTCGAACATGGCTTGCCACTGCTTTATGTTGACGCCAAGAAGCCCCACCACCTCTCTGAAGACCTGAGCGAGTGGCATCATTTATATTGGTGCCTTTCACTTGCGGGAAAGATTGTTTTCGCAAACATGGTCACCTCAATCACCGTCAATCCAGACTCTGGCTCATTAAAAGTTATTTATAATAATCGAACAAGAACTTTTGAGGGTATCAATAAGTTTTATATCTTTGACGAATCGAACATCGCTGGCTTACCCACCTCAATAAGGATGTCCACAGATGTTGTCGAAGTGCTCGACTGGATTAATGTGAGGAGTGGCATGAAGCACGAGCACGATAAAATAGAAAACACTTCTCAGTTCATGAAGACTATAATATTTTACCCAACTCTCAGAATTGATGGAAACCACGACCTGAAAGATGTTTGCGTGAAGAGTTACTTGGTCGACACTAAGGTTGACCAATTTGAGCATTCAGAACTTGTTGTTAAAATAAAAACGCAAGAAGCAATGAAGCAAGCTGGCATCAGGGGCGCTGGAAACGGCGTAGGAAAGTTTCTTTCCATAAAGCTCGAATCTGACAGACGGGAAGTCACGCCACTGGGGCACCCAGTCTACAGCGACCTTCCAGAGAATTTAATTTTTAGACCTGCTGCACAGTGCTCAAAGTCTTGTGATGATTATTTAAACATTTTAATGCGTGAGGTCAACCTTGATTGAATCGGGTACCCAAACGACTCAGGCGTTTCACCTAGCGGGCATCGTGCCTGTTGCATCGCAACCGCTGGATTTTAGTTTTCCATGGCACGACAGCTTGATGCCCATTGGCAAGAACTACCTTGCGGTGGAAAGGGCAGTTTTAGAGTGCGCCTGGGCTGGATGCGAGACCATTTGGGTCGTCTGCCACAGGGAGATGCAGCCGATAATCAAAGCCCGCCTCGGCGAGTGGATTCAAGACCCAAATTGGCTACTACAAAAAGAGTTGTACCCGAGCACTGTTCAGCGCAGGCTCCCAATCTATTATGTTCCCATTCACCCCAAGGATAGGGATAGGAGAGACTGCTTAGGGTGGTCGGCATTGTATGGAGCCCTAAGCGCCTATCACATATCTAGGAAGATTTCCAAGTGGGTTATTCCAGATAAATATTATTGCGCTTTTCCATATGGAGTTTACGACCCATCCCAGATTAGAAAGCAAAGAAAAAATATTTCCAGCAATAGAAGTTTCTTCTTGACAAGTGATGGAAAATCTGTTAAAAATGGAGAGTATTTGGGATTTACTTTTGATGGAGAAGATTTTAAAACTTGCAGAAGGGAATTGCGCAAAGAGGGAACCCCTGGCTCTGATGATAAGACGGGCAGAATGTTGCCACCAGAAAAAAGATGGTCAGCGAGGTTCTTTTCCCTTGACAAAGTTTTTAAACATGTTATAATGAATAAAGAAAGTGGTCATGAGATAGATGGCTACCACAAGATTGACTCTTGGGCGAATTATACAAGATTTATATCTTCAGGAGAGACTTATGAAAAACCAGAATTTTTTAAACCAAGGAAATGGAATAGAGTGGGAGACACAAGTGAGTAATAGACGGAAAAGCAGGTCAGTTGAGCAGATTTATGATGACATTTGTTATATTAAAAAAGAACACGCTGGCTTACCAAATAGATATTATATGTTGACCTCCGAGCAGGAACTTTTTTTAGAATTATTTGCAGAATCGCTTGACAAACCCCCCCGTGATGATGTATTATATGCTCGTGACGCTGTGGTTGAAGCACTAGAGTCACTTGAAACTTTACTAAAAGAGGTATAAGCTTGGAAAATAGAAACTCATCATCCATCCCGTTCGTTGGTCTACACGCCCACTCTGTTGCGGGCTCACCGTTCGATGCCCTCGGATATCCTCAAGAGCACATGGAGTATGCTTATAATAATGGCATGAATGCGCTTGCACTCACTGACCATGGGAACTGCAACGGCTTAGCTTATCAGGTGCTTCACGCAAAGAAGATGAAAGATGCGGGTCGAGACTTCAAGCCAATCTTTGGTGTCGAAGCCTACTTTCACCCTTCAATCGACGGCTGGAAAGAAGATTACGAAGAAGCCAAGAAGGTCAAGAAGAATCGGTCTGCCCTCAAAGACGGTGGCACTGGCGGCGCTGTAGTCGAAGACGAACAGCGAAACTTCAAGGGACTTGTGAATCGGCGCAACCACCTTATCCTCCTTGCTCAAAACCAGACGGGCTTAAACAACATCTTTAAGATGGTCTCTGATTCATTCTCGGGCGATAACTACTACCGATTCCCCCGTGTTGATTATGAGTTGCTTGCCAAGCACTCTGAAGGCGTCATCGCCGCTTCTGCCTGTCTTGGCGGAGTCTATGCTGGGTGCATGTGGCGCAACGGCGTGTACGACGACGACGGCAATCGCACAGGGTTTGATGAGGAGGCTGTGCTTGCGGATATGCGAGAAACCACTCGGGAGATGCAAAAGATTTTTGGTGACCGATGGTATGGCGAGCTTCAGTGGAACAACATCCCAGAACAGCACATTCTAAATAATTATATTATTCAGATGTCGAAAGAGTTCGACATGCAGCTAATCTCTACTGCCGATAGTCACTATCCAAATCCAGACGCTTGGAAGGACCGCATCCTTTACAAGAAGTTGGGCTGGTTGGGTCGAAAGGATGAGGTGCCGTCCGAGCTTCCTGCTGGGCTAGATGAGGTGGGTTACGAGCTTTACCCGAAGAATGGCGAGCAAATGTGGGAGAGCTATAAGCAGTATTCCGAGGAAGCGGGAATCCAGTACGACGATGATATCGTCATGGACTCAATCACACGGACTGCTCTCATTGCATCTGAGTCGATTGAAGATTTCATGCCAGACACCAAGGTCCGCCTTCCAGACTTCGTAGTGCCAGAAGGGATGACGGCAACTCAAGCTCTCGTTGCGCTGTCGATTGAGGGGTTGAAGGCAAAGGGCTTCGGCGACAATCAGGAGTATATTGCTCGCCTCAAGACCGAGCTTGAAGTTATTGACTCTCGTGGCTTTTCAAAGTATTTCCTGACTATGCGAGCAGTCGCAGATAAGGCTGTCCAGAAGCAGCTTGTAGGTCCAGGTCGAGGTTCAGCCGCTGGCTCACTGGTTTCCTATGTGCTAGACATTACACAGGTGGACCCAATTAAGTATGGTTTGCTATTTAGCCGATTCATGCGCTCGGACGCTACGGATTATCCTGATATCGATTACGATGTAGCAGAGCCGATGGAACTTAAAGAGGAGTTGGCTAAGGAGTGGGGCGAGAACACCGTTGTTCCTATTTCCAACTGGAACACTCTCCAGCTTCGTTCCTTGATTAAGGATATTTCAAAGTTCTATCAGATTCCGTTTGTTGAGGTAAACGCTGTTACTGGCAGGATGTTGCATGAGGCTACTCCGAAGGCAAAGCGTAAGCATGGCATTACTGCTGGCGTATACGCTCCGACCTTCGAAGAAGTGATGGAGTTTTCAGAGTCCCTTCAGTCTTTCTTGCGCAAGTACCCACATGTCAAGACGCATGTCGAGGCTCTTTACGGTCAGGTCCGCTCTTGCTCACGCCACGCTGGTGGCGTCGTTATCGCTGAAGACTTAGACAAGTATATGCCCCTCATTACCAGCGGCGGCGTCAAGCAAGCTCCATGGTCAGAGGGACAGAATGTTCGCCATCTTGAGCCAATGGGGTTCATCAAGTTTGATATTCTCGGTCTGGCATCGCTACGGATGATGGACAACTGTATTAGGAATGTTCTTCGTCGCCACTTCGACAATGCCAAGCCATCGTTCGACGATGTTAGAGACTTCTATAATAAAAACCTGCACCCTGATGTCGTCGACTTCGACAACCAAGAAGTGTATGAAAATGTTTTTCACAAGGGGCGCTGGGCTGGCATCTTTCAGTTTACAGAGGCGGGCGCTCAAAGCTTCTGCGTCAATGCGAAGCCACGAAGTATCATTGATATCTCAGCGATTACTTCTATCTTCCGTCCTGGTCCACTATCTGCCAAGGTCGATAGAAACTATGTTGAAGCTAAGGAGAATCCAGATGCCGTCAAGTACCTGAACGACACTGCAAAAGAGTTGACAGAGGAGACTTACGGCTTCCTTATCTTTCAAGAGCAGATTGCTTTGCTTGCTCACAAGCTTGGCGGGCTCACGCTAGATGAGGGCAACCTTCTTCGCAAGGTTCTGACCAAGAAGGGTACTGGCAAGGGCGGCATTGTTGACAAGCTTCGTGAAAAGTTTGTTGCTGGCTGCTCCGAAAAGAATATTTCTATTCGGGATGCAGAAAAACTGTGGGATAAGTTTGAATTCTTCTCTGGTTATGGCTTCAATAAGTCACACGCTGTTTCCTATTCGATGCTATCGTTTCAGTGTGCATGGCTATTCCACTATTACCCAGTGGAGTGGATTGCAGCCTTCTTGGACAAGGAGCCCGAGTCACGCAAGGAACGAGCAATCAATGCCGCTAAGAAGCTTGGGTTTGAAATCGAAAAGATTGATATTAATCTGTCGGACAGGGACTGGACCATTGACGGCAACAAGCTGATTCAGCCATTCTCTTCAATCAAGGGTCTGGGTGATGCAGCGATTGACCAAATCTTGAACAACCGACCGTTCAATACGATTGAGGACTTTTTGTTCAATGAGGATGTTGTATATTCCAAGCTTAATAAGAAAGCACTCGATGTTCTTGTCAGGTGTCAGGCACTGAATTGTTTGGTTGATGATAGGTTTGACGGTCTTAAGCACTTTTGGTCATCAACTGCTGTTGACCGTCCTAAGACAAAGAAGAAGTTCCACGAGAACATTGAACTCTATCGACCCGAGGGCGACTTCACGGTTGAAGAGGTAATTCAATATCAGGTCGATTTGACTGGGACATTCCCCTTCGACTTGGTTCTTGACGAGGCAGTCCTTGATAAGCTTGAGACGCATCAGATTCCACCACTTGGTGACTTTGACCCCGACCTAGGTGTTGCTTGGTTTATTCCGAGAGAGATTATCGAGAAGAAGACCAAGAACGGCAAGGACTATTGGATTGTAAAAGTAATTGATTCAACGAGTTCCGTTGCTTCTATCAAGTGCTGGGGAGTCAAGAAGGGTGTTGATAATCTTTTTATTAACAGACCATACATGGCTAAGTTAGAATACAGTGAACAGTGGGGCTTCAGCACAAGAAGCCTTCGCCGTAATTTTAGAGTTTTATCATAAAAGGAGAGATAGATGATTATTGAATTTTCAAGAGTTAGACCAGATGTGCGCCCACCAGAACGAGCGAACCCATCCGACGCAGGCTTGGATGTGTTTTATAACCCATCAGACCCCACGGTGACAGCTATGCGTGTCGAGCCAGGACAGTCGGTTGTTTTACAGACTGGTTTGAAGTTTGGAGTGCCTCACGGGTATATGTTGGAGGTGAAGAACCGTTCCAGTATCGCAGCAAAGTACGGTCTTCTTGTCGGTGCATGTGTTATTGATTCTGGCTACGACGGGGAAGTGTTTATTAACTTACACAATGTTAGCTCAGAGGTCCGACACCTTGCAGCAAAAGATAAGATTGCTCAAGTGGTTCTAACTCCCGTGGTCCACTTCCGACCACTTGAGACAAGCGGCGATTTATATAATTGGTATCCGATTACAATCAGCGACCGTGGAGACGGCGCATTGGGTTCAACAGATGACAGTTAGTAAAAGAAGCGTCGCTCGACGAAAAAAGAAGCAAGCGGAAAAAGAATTAAAAACAAAGATGGGTATGTTTTCTCGACTCCCAGACAACTGCGGTGCCTGCTTAAAAGATTTTGATAAGCAGGATAAAGAGATGGTTCAGTCATGGACAGTAGTAGTAAAAGAGAAAGAAAAGAAAGTTAATTTATATTGCCCTGAGTGCTGGGCAACAGCGCAATCAGCCGTTGAACAATTTTATAAGGAAAAAGAATAAATGCGAGACAATAGAATTCACGAGGCACTTGCATACGATGATGTACTGTTGGTGCCCCAGTATAGCGAGATTGAAAGCCGCAGTCAGGTGAGCTTGACCACCGACATGGGCAATGGGTTAGTTTTAAATCTGCCAGTGATTGCTAGCCCAATGGATACGATTTCTGGACCTGCAATGTGCAGTGTTCTGGATAACGCTGGCGGCATCGGCATTCTTCACAGGTATAATACTGTGGAAAAGCAGGTAGAGAATGTCAGGACAGCAATCGACGAGGGCGCAAGGAATGTTGGAGTCGCAGTTGGTGTCACAGGTGACTATCTTCTTCGAGCGCTCAGCGCTATAGACGCTGGCGCAAATGTGGTCTGCGTCGATGTGGCTCATGGTCACCATGTACTTGTTAGGGAAGCAATTAAGACTCTTCGTGAAGCCATGGGTCAAGACTTTCACATCATGGCTGGTAATGTAGCAACCCTGGAAGGTTTCGATGCCCTGTCTTCTTGGGGCGCAGACTCCATACGCTGCAATATCGGCGGTGGCTCAATTTGCACGACTCGTATTCAAACTGGTCACGGCGTCCCTGGGCTTCATACTTTATTCGAGTGCGCCTCAAGTGAGAACGCAGGTCGAGTAAAGATTATTGCTGACGGCGGTCTGCGGTCATCTGGGGATATCGTCAAGGCGTATGCAGCAGGTGCAGATGTGGTCATGTTGGGCTCTATGCTTGCGGGAACCACTGAGTCTTGTGGAGAATTAATCCATGAGTATAACCCAGTTACTGGCAAGAGGGAGAGTAAGAAGGTATATCGAGGCATGGCAAGTCCAGAGGCACAAAACGACTGGCGTGGTCGGACCTCCAGTATCGAGGGTATCTCGGCTACTGTACCATTTAAAGGTGAAGCCACTCCAATCCTCTCTAAGCTCGAAGGCGGCATCCGTTCTGGGTTGTCTTATAGTGGAGCAGTGAGTATTCCAGAGCTTCACTCAAAGGCACGATTTGTTCGTCAGACTCCCGCAGGAAGAGCAGAGTCTGGAGCCCATGTTTTAAAGGGGTACTAACAGTGCCATATGGAGAGAACAAAAAGAAAATAGTTTTCTATGATACAGATGCCCGCCATGCGGACCTGAAGATAAGACTTCAATATCATGGAATGACGCAATCCTCTTTCTTCAGGGCGGTCATTACCGCTATGGTAGACGAGGACGAATTGTTTAGGGACTTCTTGACAAACTACAAAGAGAGTAAAAACATACAAAAGAAGACCCATCTGAAAAAGATAAAAGAAGAGCAGCAGTTAGCTGATGAAAATAAAAAGAACTTTCTCCAAAAAGACGAGATAAGTGATATTTTTGATTTAATTGAAATGGAGCACCCTGACCTATGAGTGATATGCAAAAACCAAATATTAAAGATTTACGAGCCTGTAGCCAAATGTGCCTTAAACTCGATGTTTCCTGCCCAAAAGAAAATTCAGATTGTCGATATTGGATTGACCACGAGGGCGACTCGAATTGCACCTTTGTAGCAATCCATAATAACAATGGAAATGCGATGAGCTTGAGAGAGGTGTCGGAAAGACTTGGGGTGAGCCATGTCTGGGTATCGCAGATAGAGAAGAACATGGTCAACAAATTGAAGAAACAATTTAAGGACTATGCTCTGTAATAACAATTTATAGAGGTGCCTTTTGCGTTCAACGCACTATTTATAAAGTGTGACACAGCGCAGCCCTCTTCAATCGTTGGCTGACAGCGAAATAAAGAATTTTTTTAAGGAGAAATAAAAAAAATGAGCAAGAAGAAAATGCTTGAAGAAGCGCAAGTTAGAAGAATGTTCGAATTGGCTGGTATGCCTGCCATCGGTGACGGGTTTATTGGTGGAAAGTACGCCAAGCTCGCAGAAGAAGAGGAAGAGAAGGACGAGCTTGAAGAAGCTGAAGACTGTCCTCACTGCAATGGCGACGCTCCCAAGAGCGAGTGCATTCATAACACCAAGAACGAGGGCAGCATGAAGTATTCTCGTGAAGAA